GTAGCTCGTCTCGCTGAAGATATTTCAAAAGACGATTCTTGGACAGATGTTATCGGATATGCAGCTTTAGGTGGAGAAATAATAAATGACAAATCATGATCAATATCACTTACTAGATCAAGATATTAAAGATGTTTCGTGGGGCAACGTAGATTCTGATTGGGAACCACCTCAAACACTTCCAGATTTATCACAACATAAAACTATATCTATTGACTTAGAAACAAAAGATTCAAACCTTTTAACTCTTGGGCCTGGGTGGACTAGGAAAGATGGATACATAATAGGAATAGCCGTTGGTGCTGGCGAAAGTGCTTGGTATTTTCCTACGGGGCATAAGGTTGGCAACATGCCAAAGAATGCCGTGTACAATTGGTTAACAAAACTTTGTGCAGACGAAACAATAACTAAAGTGTTTCATAATGCTTTGTACGATTTAGGTTGGCTTCGAGCCGAGGGTATAGAAGTTAAAGGTAAAATCATAGATACAATGATTGCAGCACCTTTATTAGATGAAAATAGAAAATGGTATAACCTTAACTCACTTGCTAGAGATTACTTGGGAGAATTTAAGGACGAAAAATTATTAAAGTCTGCTGCAGAAGAGTTTGGTGTTGATGCTAAATCTGGTATGTGGCAACTACCTCCTAGATATGTAGGTAAGTATGCCGAGCAAGATGCTTTGATAACTTTAAAACTTTGGGAAAATTTAAGAAAGAAAATAACTCAACAAGAGTGCACAAGTATTTTTGAATTAGAGACAGATTTACTTCCCGTATTGTTTGAGATGAAAACAAAGGGAGTTCGTGTTGATGTTGAAAAGGCACATCAAACTAAAAAAGATTTAACTAAAATAGAAAAATCACTTATAGATGAAATAGTCAAGGAAACTGGAGTCACGGTTGAACCTTGGGTCGCCACATCTGTAGCAAAGGTCTTTGATGCCGTGGGACTTCCGTACTCTCGCACAGAAAAGTCCGGGGCTCCCATGTTTACAAAACAATTTCTTGCGAACAACACTCATCCAATTGCACAAAAGATTATAAAAATTCGAGAAATAAATAAAGCTAATACGACATTTGTTGATACTATTCTCGATCACTCTCATAATGGTAGAATACATTGTGATTTTCACTCCCTAAGATCCGATGGTGGAGGAACTGTAACAGGACGATTTAGTTCAAGCAACCCCAATTTGCAACAGATACCTGCACGAGATCCTGAGATCAAAAAATTAATTCGTGGTTTGTTTATCCCGGAGGAGGGCCACAAATGGGGTTCCTTTGATTATGCATCACAAGAACCAAGATGGTTAGTTCATTATTGTGCCACCTTGACAGGTGTAGATCGACACCCACAAATAGATGACGTTGTAAAAATGTATCACGAAGGTAATGCTGACTTTCATCAAATGGTTGCAGATATGGCAAACATACCTAGAAAACAAGCTAAAACAGTTAACCTTGGTATTATGTACGGCATGGGTAAAGGTAAGCTTGCTAATGTTATGGATATAGAAATAGAAGAAGCAGAGAAACTTTTACAAACTTATAATGAAAAAGTTCCTTTTTTAAAATCTTTATCTGAAAAAGCCATGACTCGTGCAAAAGATCATGGAGTTATTAGAACTTGGCTAGGTCGTAAGTGTAGGTTTGATATGTACGAACCTGTGTCCTTCGGATTTAACAGAGCTTTACCTATGGAACAAGCCATCAAAGAATATGGAAGTAAAGGTAGAATTAGAAGAGCCTATACATACAAAGCTTTGAATAGATTAATACAAGGATCAAGTGCCGATCAGACCAAGAGAGCTATGGTTGAATGTTATAAAGAAGGACTGTGCCCAACCTTAACTGTGCATGATGAACTGTGTTTTAATATAGAAAGTCAAGCACAAGCTGATAAGATTGTAGAAATTATGACAACTTGTGTACCAGACTTAAAGATACCTTTTGAAGTAGATACTGCTCTATGTGACAATTGGGGCGAGGTTGATTAGTAAGTAGATTTTACATACAAATCATGTAACTCTGACATAGGATCATCTACAGGCTTTTCATTTTTAAAAATTTCATATGCATGTGATCTGATATTTGATCTATGAATACCTATATCTTTTAATGTAGCGTCATCTAAACTATGTAAAGCTGAAACTGTTCTTCCTATCTTAAAATTGTAAAACCACTTCGATAACATTTCTATTCCTTTTTTGTTTGTTAATGCTTAACTCTGCATTTTATTTATACATTCGTTCTTAAAAATAAAAAACTAGGCTAGAATGAAAGAAATAAGTTCCAAAAAAGCATGAATTAATTCTAAGGCATCTATCTTAAATGTACAAAGGAAAAGACTATTTTAGGTACCAATCATACCAAAGCCTTATGTTTCAACGATTCTGAGGCATCTGAGAGCCTCGTTTTTTCACTGATTCCATAATTTCTGCTCTTTTCTGGCTTGAAAGCTTAGACCACACAGATATCTCATCTAAAGTTCTAAAACATCCGATACATATATTATCTTCTATTTTGCAGACGTTTTGGCACGGGCTTACAATAGGCTGTAATCTTTCTGAACTTGGCATCTGGATATGGAATCTCTGGTTGTTCGTTTAATCGTCTGGCAAAATACAGACAATCATTAACATTGGGAAATGTTTGATCTTGATTAATTATTATCGTGCCTATCATATAGACTAAAGCAAACTCTATCATTCATCTTTGGTTTTCCAAAAGTATTCGTCAGTATCACCAAGTCTAAATTTTTGACCATTCTCAACCTGGTACTCTATTGTACTTACTTTGAAGTCTGGTTGCAATGGCTCTTGAGGTGTCAAAGAATTATCATAGACTCTCATTCTATTGTTCGGATACAAACAGAACTGTCCGTTCTTTAATTCTAAAAGATTAAATGATTTATGTTCTGCTGGTGTTTCGCTGGTAGAATAATCAGCTACGTCTGGATCTTGATGGTAATTATCAAGAGTACAAATATATGTACCCGTCATTGTACCGTGATCCCTTGTTAGTATCTCAAAGGACATTGATCCTATAAATTGTTTACAAATAGACACCACGCCATAATCCATACAATTCCAAAACTGAAGATTGTAAAGATCCATATCTGTGGTCGGGGTATCGGGGCTCGATAGGAATGCTGAAATAGGTAGCTTGTCATACAAAGCACCATAATCAGGAAGGTAAGTTTCAAAATAAAAACTTCTGCCAGGAATAGATTTAGCAGTAACCCAGACACCTTTTACGAATTCCCCATGTCCATCTTGATGATCCCTTAAATATTCTCGTCTAACCCATACGTCTACGGAAGGTAAATTACAAATTAAAGTGGACATTAATGCATAGTCACCAAAGGTAGTGAGTATGAAGTATCATGGTAGTCACCAGATTCAATAAAATCTCTTGTGACTATTTGTCTTTTTAAAACACCATCTTCTATTCTATATGTTATTAATTCTTGTCTAATAACACCTTCGGTGCTTTGTTCTAAATACTGCTTAAAAGGACCATCTTCCATTATATAATACCTTTCGTATATCCGTTTGCTCTCGTATATGTTAGCACATCTTTTCTATTAGCAACATCGTTGACGTAAGAAACATGTACCCATCCAGAGTTAGGGTCAATACCGTCCCAACATTCTAGTATTAATTGATCAAAGTTTAAATTGTTTTCTATATATTTTGCTAAGTCGTAATTACTTACGCCATATATTTCTATGTCTGCTGCTTCTCCATCGCAATGTTGTGAGGTGGATTTTGATCCAATAGCTTCACACAAAGCAACACTTCTATAACCCGAATTAATGTTGATTGGTTTAGCAAATGCTGACCTGACTCTCTCTAGTACATTGTGACATAAAGATTCCATAGCCATAACATGTATTTCGTTAGGTTTATTAGTTATGCCTTTTCTTTCAGCTGTCTGTGATTTAGTAAATTCTGTTAATGAAAAGTTGTCTGATAGTTTCACGCTGTTCTCCTAGCAATATCCATGTTCTTCGCAATGTCTGTTGGATTGCTTCCTAAGAAACTAGGACTGTTTCTAGCCGTACTTGCTACATTCACAGAAGGAGCAATCACTTGATCCAACGAAGAAACATTTAAAGGTTGTGTTTTGAGATTTACATTACTACTAACATTGGGTTCTTGTATACTTAAATTTGATAAATCTAAAGGATTTTTCTTTTTTTCTTCAGGTGGATCCACAGGCTCTGGTGGAGTTATTTGCATAAAATCCCTCAAGTCAATTAAGTCTTGTATTGCAGTATACGGATAATCTAATCCTTTTCTATTTACTTGTTTTATTTTTTCCTTTGAAGGTCTAAAAGATCTATACATATCATTCATAACAGAATTTATTTCATCTTTACCAAGACCTTTTTCTTTCATTATTCTTCTTATTTCATAATCTTTTAAACCAAGTTTTTGTAAACCATCAACATCAAGTTTTAATTCTCTAAATGCTTTTAATCTAGCATTGTCTGCTCTGACATATCCTTCTACGAATGTATCTTGAGATGGGTTTTCTAAAAATAAAACATCGTTAAATAGAGTGGCTGCTCCAGATCTTTTAGATTTAAATTCTTGAGATTTAAAACCTAACACTTTTTCTCTATCTATTATCTGACTGTTCAAACCAGTAAAGGCTCTGAACAACTCACCACCCGTTGTATATTGTCTACCTGTTGTAGGTTCAACAGAATCGGCATCCATAAAAGCACCTCTTACAAAACGTCCTGCTTCTATACTTTTTACTGGTGTAAAACTAAAATCAGATAAACCTATATCTGCTCCTACTGGAATTCTTGCACCAACAACATTCGGTAGAAGAGTGTCTATTACATGTATGACAGATTTTTCTAATTGCTTTCCAATAGTGTCTTCTGGTTTATATACTTTGGCACCAGAAACTGTTTCTCCACCTCTTCCGACTCCACTACCTCTTGGCATGATATCTAAGAAAGATTCGAAGACCATTGATACACCAAAGAATGGCTCAAAAAATTCACCTATTGTTTCGAACATAGCGTTTCTTGTTTTCTCAATACCACCTTGATCTAAACGACTTCCTTCTCTTAGACTTCTAAGCATAGTGTTTAAAGGTTTTGATAACATATCATATGGATTAGTGTGACTAAAATCCATAACTTCTGGGTTACCTTTTTCATCTTTACCTATAGGTATGAATTGAGCATTTCTTTGATAAGGAGCAGCTAGTCTATTTATAATATCTATCTCTTCTGAACTAGTACCCGTCATCATTTTACCAAATTCTTGTAGTCCATTACCCAATAAGCCGAAAGAAGTTATAGCACCCATCATTCTTCTTGCCCCGAGTTCTCTTATAGCGGCATTGTTACTGGCTAGTTCTTTCATGGACACATCCATTATATTAAAACCAGTTCTTAATATTTCTGCTGGGAAAGCTATAAAGTTACCAAAAGGTAGTCCTCTTAAACCAGTAATGGCTTCTGGAACTAATTCATAGTTGGGTACAAGATTACGAACATTGTCGGCTGCGAACTGTTTTAATCTTTCCTCAAACATCTTAGGTTCAAGTGTTTCGCCAGGAGCAATGTGTTTAGCAAATTGTTGATCGGCTGATCTTGTAGCGTCACCGATTATCTTTAGTTGTAATTCATTATTACCTTCTGCTGCTTTATATGCACTGCTTTGTTTAGCTTTTTTTATTTCTGCATTCTGTATTTTTCGTCTGGCATTACGAAACTTATTCATTTCGAAAGTATAGTTATATATCTTCCAAATATCATCACCACCTTTATATAAGTCTTCGGCTTTTTGAAAAGGTGTTCTAAAGAATTGACCTAACTTACTTCTTTCAGTTGCCTTAAAATCTGGGTTTTGTCTAGTTGCAGTTACTTCATCACCACCTGCTGCAACTCTAGCAGCATAAGATGCTTTGTCTTGTCTGTCGTAGCCCATACCTTTTCTTAGGTTGTCTTGTATCTCTCTAAGTTGAGCCGAACTACCGATAACACCTCGTTCTTGCAACTCTGTTAAAAAATCTAAAACC